TAGATGATGATAAATAATTTAGGTAGTCAACCTCTACTCGTTCAGGAATAACTAAAGGGTTTTCATGGGTATAATTACCAACAATAACAATTCTTTTTACATTTTTGCTACTTTTACAGTATGAAGTTGCAACAGAAAAAACGTGGTCAATATGAGTTGATTCCTTAGCTCCAAGTTGCCGCAAATCAACTTCCTGCGTTAAGACAGGCGTATCAAGCACAAACGCAGAACCCACCGAAGAATAGATTACAATTTTACCATTCTTGTACTCAGGTAACCCTGTATAAACACCACCATCCATAGATGCATCTCTATGCCAAGTTGCTGACCCTCCGTCACCTTCAGTATAAAACCCCCCAGTTTTTATTGACTGACCATGCTTAGTACCTATGGATTCAATTGCCGTTACCGTTGCGTTAAAGTTTCTAACAATATCGTTTATTTCACCTCTGAGCCTGTCAGGATCATACTTCAACACATTCGGATAATAGAATTGCTGTCCGCCGTAACTGTCGTACACAGCCATGCTGTGTCCTTCTACTGTTACAAACTTAGCAATCTGACCATTGTAAACAGGAAACCCAGCCTGATTGATAATCAACGGCTGAGGAACTGGAATGTGAGAGCCATCTTCATTTTCTAAATAAACCTGAATTTGGTTTTCTGGTAATGTTGGATCTGTATCAATTTTACCAATATAAATCTTACCATTACTCGCCGCTTGGAATTTCCTTGCGAGAGTGAATAATTGTGATGGCATTGATACGACGACATTAGGGATAATATCTGACATTGCTTTCTCCAGGCGTGAGTAGTCACGGAAATAGTATCACCGTGGTCTTATTGTGAATAAATACAGTAGGTTATATTATGTTTGTCCACCAAAAAATAGGGTGAGACAAATGGCAAGAGAAGACACGCAGTTCAATCTACGGCTTACTGCTGAGACAAAAGAGAAGCTAAAACAAAGAGCAAAGATGAATGGTAGGTCTTTGAACTCTGAGCTTGTTCACATAATTGATATTTATTTATCAACTCCTTCTTCGGTAGTTGGGTATAGAAGTGATGCTGAAAAACTAGCAGATCACCAAGCAGAAGAAGTTAAAAAGATAGTGTTCGATACATTAGTTAAGCTATATAATGATAAAAAATAAACAATTGTGAGGTGATGGTGAAAAAATTAATTATCTTTTCATTCTTTCTACTAACTGGATGCGCAAAAGTTAGTGATTATCAAGCAAAATGTGAAATGCAAAGTGACCAACTTTCTGTTGTTGCTGACTGCTTAAATAAATCAGTCTTATCAGACTCAAGGATGAGTGATTCTCCACTAACAAAAATGTATGTCCTTGCTGCTAAGTACCTTGGCGAAAAAGTTGACGCAGGAGAAATTAGCGATTCTCAAGCAAGATTAGAGTTGCAAAACTTTTATATGAAGCTACAAGCACAAGAAAATTACAATTCAATGGTTCAATCTCAAGCTATACAGCAAGGATTATTGAATTACCAGACCATGCAGACCATGCAAGCAATAGAAAATAAGGCCAATAGACCAGCCCCTTACTACCCACCAGTACAGCAACATGGAAACGTATCAACCAATTGTTATAAACTTGGTAATAACGTTCAATGTAATAGCTCATATTAAAGAAGGGCTATCGCCCTTCCTTTTATTTCCTAGCCTCAGATTGCACACCAGCACTTAAACTTTGTGATATTGTAGAGACGGCTTTTTCAAATTTACTTGTTCCTGCTGGAGTTCCTGCCAATCTCATCACCGCCTCTCTAACTGGTTTACTTTCATAAATGCGAGCTAGTGCACCATAAGTTCCAGCGCCAATTGCGGTTGATGGTTTTATTGCCGCGCCTAGGCCAAGTATGAAAGGAATTGCTTGTTGACCAGTCGGTGTTGTTACACCGGCCTTTGCGGCTTGTTTTGTTGCTTCTAAATACTTCTTCAGGCCATTTATATAAATAGCATCTTGACCTCTAAAAGCTATCCCTGTTTGGTTTGACATAATATTTAGTTGCCTCAAGAACTGATCGGGGGAGTCACCAGCTTTCTCAATTGCTTTACCAATAATGGCATTCCTCATTTGAGCGCGCCCACGAGTGTCAACTGAGTTATACAGGCTTCTTATTTCAGATCTGTTTTTGCTAAATAAAATATTGTTAACTACCTCTGGAGTTAAATCACCTTTGGTTAAGATATTCTTCAATCGAGTATTTAATATTTTATTTGCTTCATCTGCATAGATAGCATTGGCTTGGTTATATTTGCGTAAAGCATCAGCGCCTAAGTTTGATGATATTGCATCACTAGCGTCATCAGACATGGCTTTATAAACTCTATTTATCGCAGCGTCAGAGCGATTAGGCATAGCCATTCTTTCACCCTTAACGTCTTGTCTAAATTGAGTCCTTAAATCTCGTAATTGAGAAATATCAACGTTACCAGATGCAAGCTCATTCCTGTAAGACTGCAATTTTGAGATGGTCTGTGTGTCAGCAACCTCACCAAGTTTAGACAGTTTTGCTATTTCGCTATCAATCTGATTTATTGCTCGGTTAGGGGTGATAGGTACACCAGATAACGCATTCTGGATTGACTCTAACCTTTCACCCGCCGCCTGTTTTATTGTTGAAGTTTTTCGCTTTAAACTTTCAACAACTTGGCTAGGATCGTACTCTCCAAACCTGTCTGCAAAATCACGAACAAGCTTACTCCTCGCCTCTTGTTGACTTGATCGCAAACCTGCCGTACCAGCAAAAGGAATATTCTCAGCGGCCCCTTGAGCTAACCTTCCGGTTTTTGATTGCGGAGGTACAACGTCAGTTGTGTATAAAGGAACACTATTCTGCTTAGCGAATTCTGACAGCTCAGACGCCTCTTGAGTTGGCTTACCAGTTGCTACCCGATAACCACTATTAACAAGCTTCTCTACCGCTTTAAATCCACCTCCAAGTCCTGCTGATAATGCTGTTTGTAGTGGGTTAATATCACCACCGCCAGCCATGTTTACTGATGATTGTAGTGCCAAGTCTGTTCCTGCTGATTTTGCAGTAGCGCCTAATACAGTTGATGATCTCCCAGCTGGAGTGAATGCGGCCGCGTTCGCGATAAACGGCATGATATCTTCAGCTGATAGGCCAGGCTTATTTAATGCATATCGGCCAGACGGTAAGTCAACTAACAGGTTCCCCTTTTCATCTTGAGATACCTTACCTCCCATATTACCGATCACTTTTACAAAGTCGTTGTCGTTGCCGAACATTTGTACCCAAGCCGCTTTCATTGCGTCAGTATTAAATGCATTCATTTCTGGCGAAGACATGATCCCTTCTAGCCCTTGGACTTCAGGAGTCATCTTGCTTTCACCAGTGAAGGCATCTATTACGTTTTCACGGAAACTTTTGGCGTCCTCAGACGATTGCTGTAACCCTTGAGAAAGATTCTGGTTGGCTTGCTTCATGCCCGCGATATAACTATTTTCTGTCTGCGCTGGTTGGGTTTCTTGTTCTTGCTGAGGTTGAGGGAGTGGATATGCCTTATAAAACTGTTGTCTTGCGTTATCTATATCATTACCAACATTAGGAGCAACCACATCATTAAAATATTGCTCTTGCGCTTCTGCTTTTTGTTCGCTAGATAGTGACTGATACTGAGGTGACGAGATCACCTCTTTCCATGGTTTAGCCATTAATCACCCCATAATGAAGAATATCCGCTTTGGTTACTGCTAGCCGGTTGCTGTGTTGCTTTCTGGCTTGATGGTGTGCCTAGGTTGGCATTATTTCTTGAATTAAATGCTTTCGTGTATTTGTCAATTATTTTCACCGAATTCTGTAATGCTTCAGGGCTGGAATAATCAAGTTGTGGCATTGACTGGAAGAACATTTTTGCTTCTGCAACCGTATTAATCCCACTAGCCCCCATCTCTCTAGCTGCACTAATACCTTGATTTTGCATATTGCCTTGTATACGCTGAGCTGCATTATATAAAGATCTCGCCTCTCTATTTACTGTCCTAGTTCCTGCATCAGCTGTTATAGGAGTTGTTCCTGTTCCTCCAGTAATGCCAGTGATAGCATTTAATTGAGATATAGGCGCATTTGCTATTAAAGATAAATCCTCATTCATGCGTGTAGTTGATGCATTATTTGCTGTAGACGACACACTTGATAAAGCATTAACAGGAATGGTGACTACATTACCGTTAGCGTCGAACCCCTTGTAATACTTAGAATCTCCTGCGCCTTGAGCTTTAGGGTCAATCATTACAGTTTGGCCATTGGATAACTGAGCTTGTTGTAATTCACTCTCTCCCCTGCCTTTTAACGCTAAAAACTGCTTACGTTGCTCAGGGGTAAGCGATACCATGTACTCGTACTCTTGCACAGATGCAGGCTTACTTCCTGAAGAGTTAGCTGACCTAATAGAGTTTTGAGCGGAGATATTTTGCCCCCTGATTTGTATTTGATGACCTTCTCGCTTCAACGCTTCACTGGCTTGATTACTACGGACTGTCTCGGAAAGTTTATCTCTATCAATAGAACGACCTTCGATTTTATCCTGAATATCAAAATATTTATCAGGGCCTAATGCCGACATGCCGATATGGTCAGCTAACTCTATAGCCCCTTTGGGGTTTTCATTTGCCATAGCTAGAGCCTGCTGTGGGTCAATACCTAACCGTCGTAACTCATCAGCATTTTTACGGATGTAATCAGTAGCATTACCACTATTAATAGCCATCCTGTAACCAGATGCTATGTTTCCTAAAGATTCCCTGACGTCCTCTGATATTCCCTGCATACCTGAGGTTATTTTCTCAGCCTGATCTGGATATGTAGCCATCAACTGCCTCATAGCGTCTCTATCTCCAGATGCGTACGCCTTACCCCACAAAGATTGAAATTCCTTATCTCTCTCCTGAGCTTGCTGTTGCTTGTACATTTCACCAAGTCCACCAAGCCCTTGAGCTAACTGCAACCCGATATTATTAGCTCCAGACCTTTGTAGGTCATTATTTTCTCGGATCATAGCAAGAGTTGCGTTTGCGTCACTTGCTTTAGGGGCGTTAGCATTATTTAAACCAATACCGCCAAGAAATCCCCCTGATCCTTGCTGGTTCCATGTAGCCATATCATCACCTTAAAATAATGAACCAAGAACACCAAGACCACCACCTATCGCAGCACCCCATGGGCCACCGATAGCCATGCCGGCAGTAGCACCACCTAATCCACCCATAATCCCTTGTTGCATAGATGAAGGACGGTTAGCCATAGCCGCTTGAGCCGCCGCATTCTGTTGTAGTAACTGCCCTGTATTATTGGCGTAACTCTGACCTGCGTTTGCCTGACCTTGTAATGCGCCTAGACCAATATTCGCCAAATTCTGATAGTTGTTCATTTGATCAGAAAGCCAGCTTTGTCCTAACATTGGCGCGATAGAAGCAAGCTGATTACTTGTCGCAGTGGAACCAAGTCCACCCATAGCTTCTGCACCTGCTAACTGCTGGTATCTGGCTTGGTTTGCTAAATCATTAAACTGTTGAGAATTGTAGTATTGGTTTAGTGCGTTACCTTGCCCCTCTAATGTTGACAGGTTTTGCATTTGCCCAACGTACTGTTGCGCCATAGGTGTAAAAGGCGCCAAGTTATTCATGGTTGTCTGCCATATTTCACGCTGTAACGCTGTAGCTTCACGAGTCGCATCAGCTTGAGCACCTGCACCACCATCACCGCCCCCTTTCATATATCCATGCATGGGTAGCAGTGAATTTCTGAATTTCTCTGAAATAATCAGCATTTTAATAACTCCTCGTACTGTTCGCGTTTTAGTTGATAAATGGTGACACCTACCGGTTTACCATTACTGATGTACGCATCATCTAAATGACCGACACGAGTAGCGCCAAGCATTTTCACAATAACGCGACCATATTTTGTGGTATCAGGAACCATAGTTACTGAGTTAGTGAATTGACTATTTTCCAGTAACCATTTGCAGAATAATTTGTGTGCATCAAAGGCGTATTTACCACGGAATCCAACATCAAAGATGGCGTGGCACTCAACAACTGTATGCCAAAAATTACGCACCTCGAAAACACCAACCAACAGAACTCCTTCATAAATACCTAAGTAAAGCGCATCAGGTTTAATGAAATACTGATCATTGCTATCAACGATATTACCCGTATTCGACTTATCATTTAAAAACTCAGATAGCCGAATAGGGTTATCAATAATTTTAATTTCCATTAGTCTATTAATCCGTGTGAACGAAGCGCATCTTCGAGCGCCTTGATTCGTTGTCTTGCCTCGACTAACCCATTAGCCAAAGTTTGTATTTCTGACCGTGTGTAATCGGCGCTGAATGAGTAGGATTGGTTAGCATTAAACGAGCCTTTAAATGCCGTACCTGTTGCTGATGTAAAGCCAGTAGCTCGAGGACCAACAACTTTAATTCCGTTTACTGAGTAGGATGTTGAAACATCGATAGGAGATGAAAGCTTCTGTTTTTCTGTTTTACTGAGAGAAACGTAATCAACTTTGATTTCAGATATTTGACCATCGAGGTCTTGTATCTTTATTTTCAGCCCATCAACGTCTTGCTCAACGTTAAGAACCCTTACCTCTAACTTAGATAAATCCTCTTCCGTTTTTGTGATTCTCTCTTCATGATTTGCTAGCTGAATACCATGCTCAACAATTGTTTGTTCGGCTTCACCAAGTCTTTCCTCATGATCTTCAAGAACAACATCTTGCTCATCATTCCTCTTTTGAGCATCAAAAGCCTCAGCGCCAGCCTCATTTGCACGACCAGCTATCTTTGCCATATCATCAGCACCACTTAACACTATGCGTCGATAGGTTTCGCTAAAGTTATCAGGTAGGATATTTGGAACAATATAAGAGGCTTGAATTTCTATGGGGGTAGAAAGGTTTTCATTTGCCATTATTCAACCCTCATAGACAGATCACTCAGCGTTACAGGTGACTTAGTGATAACGCGGACTTTAAAACCTATGTTCTTTCTCACTCTTCCTACTCGGCGCCACAAAACACGTCGGTCATATTGGAATGGTGAGTTCTGTTCAATCATTTGCTCTCGACCAAAGTTAATACCGTCAGTTGTTGCACAGAGAAATAACTTATCAGCAATCTGAGCAACACCCGTTGATGCTTCAAGCTCTAAATCAAACACTCTTGCGTTATCGGCTTTAGCCATAGGTGTGTATAAAATATGCTCTACTTGCTTGTCATACTGAGATGATTTATTGAAAACAAGATTGCCAATAACTCCCTCATTCTTATCCGCAACAGTGATCTGATTACCTTCGTACATAAAATCAATTGCACGATAGGTTTCGTCATACAGTCCAGACTTTAGAATGCACCACTGCGGATATTGCTGACTGCCCGCTGCATCAAAGCAAAGCGTGTGACGCTGTAAGTGAACAATGAGTAACTCATGACCATCAAATCGAATAGATTCAAGAACCGCATGTGATAACTCGTCTGACGTATAGCTACGAATGATCTTATCAATACTTGCTGTGGAAATTTGGCTAGCCGTTCCAGCACCAAGAATATAAATAGAAGGCGCGCCGTTTGCAGGGTTACTGATGAATGCGAATGATTCTCCAAACTTACACTTAGCATCACGACCAGCAATACCCATCTGAACAAAATAAGATGGTTGTGGCGCATATATTACTTGTGACGCGTTTGTTGATCCGGTAATGGTAAAGTATTCGATAGTTGACGAACCAAAGCAAAGCACCATATCACGCCAAGAGGCAATGGCGATTATGCCGTCAGGTTGAGATTCAGCTGTGTAAAATGGACGATAACGATCAGGTTTAGACTCATCTTCTAAGTCAGTAACTCCGAACCTTTCACCGCCTTTATGTAACCAAATATAACGACCACGATTACGAGCGACATCAACAACATCACCTAATTCGTATTGAGTATATTTTTCGACTACCTCTAGCACCTCTTGCGTCATTATAAATTCAGTAACGTCTTTGGCTGTTTGCTCACTAGATTTGGCAAGGTTCATTTTATACGTGACTGTAATTTTACCACCTGCGCGCTTAACACCTTCTACAAGAACATCAGTAAGATAAGGCTTATCATCTTCTTCCTGCTGAGATAATTTAACGCCTACCATTTGCTCAGTGATAAGCATCTCATTACCGTTTTTACCATCAGAAGTTTTAGGCGTGATTTTTAACGTTAAGAACCCATCCAGATCACCCTTTGTGAGTGGCACAAAATCATCATTGCCGTCTTTGTGAGTCCATTTTTTAACGTCGCGTTTATACCCTTCGGTAATTACCTTTTCTTCAGGCCAGTTAGATAATTCTTTAACCTCACCGTCATAGCGATAGAGTTTTAATTTACCTCCTGACGCCACTGCTTGACTGTAACCCGAGTGCGCCATAGTCACCCTGTCTTTACCTTGAATGTCAGCAATGGCATTCTGTCCACGATAAAGCTTATTACCACACACACGATAGACCGTGTTGTTTTTCGTGTTGTACTGAACACCACGAGATACACCATCAACACTATGACGTTTTTCTAATGCAGGGAATGAACGCAAATAACCGGACGCATTCAATACTTCTTTCGGTGTGGCCAACATATTAACTGGAAGACCATCAATATAATCTGCTGTGTGCGGGTCTTTTCGCAAACCTCTAGCAAGAGGTATCTTTACCTGTGGCATTAAACCCCCTTTCGACGTAATAGCTATCTACGCCTAAAGCTGTGTATTTATTACCTTGACCAACTGGCATATCCCCACGCCTATCAATAGATGGTACATTAAGCGTATCAAGTAATAATGCATCATAAGAAGAAGACGATGATGCCTCTTGTCTTGGTGTTGGCTCTAGCCCGTAATCAGTTAATATTCTGAGTAACAATTGGTAGCCGATAGCTTGTTTGTATTTGCGAGGTAAGCCAGAATCATCATCTGGTGTTGGTTGCTCATCTTCTAGTGAAAACTTATAACCCAAATCGCCAAATGTTATTTGTAGTTCGGACATCATATCTTCTAGATCATGAATACCATCCTCTACCGATTGCGGCTCAGCATCAGTTAGCGTCGCATCAGAAGCAACGCCAGCCTTACGCAACGCAAATAGAACAATTTCACCTTTAGTCAGTGTCATTGCCATTTGTTTCTGCCTTCTTAGTTGACTTTGATTTCTTTACTTCTGGCTTAATAACCTCATCAACCGAAGCGACGAAGCCAAGTTCCTTAAATGCAGGAAAATCACTAGCCACAATGACGGCCTGTACATAACCATTATCATTGTTAGCCCATGCGAAAACGCTTTTACGTTCCATATTTACCTCAAATAAAAAAGGGAGCCGAAGCTCCCAAATAAACAACGAGGGTATTAGACATTTCCGAAGAATTGACCGCCAAAGTGTGGATTGAAGCACACATAAGCGGGTAGCAAGTCGAAACGCATCATTTGCTTGTTAGCGTCACCATCAGCATATTTGTGTACGCGGATAGAGAAACCTTCATATGTGGCCACCGCTGAATCAATACTGTGTAATTTCGGCAGTGGGATAGTGCCCAAACCACAGAACATTTTATTAAAGAACAGATTAGGCTTCATCTGCTGCTTAGCAGTACCGATCACCACAACCTCATCACCTGCCGCTACTTTGCGATCAACTGCGTTGTACTGTTTGTTTACTGCGTCATACACCGGAACACCAGAAAGTTTAACAGTGACATCACCAGCACCATCAGAGTTTGCATCTTCAAGAACGGTGGCGGTGAAACTGATTGCAGTAGAACCGTTATACAGAGTTTGCTTGCTTTGCTGATTTAACCAATGTGTCGCAGTAAATTTAATCTGATCACCAGCCTTAAAGAATCCAGTCTTGCTTGCTGTTGCGCCAGTAAGAGTAACAGTGAACTGATAGGAATCTTTAATGGCAGTGTAATCCACTGTTGGAGCTGTTTTAACAGTCAGCGTTCCGCCAAAATCACCTTGCTCACGAGATGCTAAGCCATTTGACATCAAAGCTTTAATACCGCCAAAATTACCCGGTATCTGTGCGTTTTCCCATGCCGTACGCACCAGTTGGTCTGACGCATGTAGGCCGGTTTGCGCATCAGCAAGACGCTGGGCAGACCAAGGATCCATCACTGCGTAGTTATCACCAACTTTAATGCCGATATCTTTCAAGAAGGTAGCTGTCTGAGCAACATCTGACCATTTGGAAATTGGTGAATTTGGCGTACCAAGTGACAATGCACCATTATTCATCATGAAGTGAGCTAATTCAGTCTCAAGGTCAGTGACCATTCGAGCATGAATTGGCGCTAAGATTTTGTCTAACTGATTTAACTTTAACGCTTCTTCAATTTGCGCCAACTCAACAGCGACAGTGATATAATTACCAACGCGACCAGTCGCCTTACCTGAAATAAGACCATTCTTTGCTTTACCAGTAATATCACCATCAGCCGTACGCTCAGAGCTGAATTGATGTGGGCGCTTAAAGCTAACACTTTCGCCAATGCTTGAGTTGATTTCTCCAGCCAGTAATTGGCGATCAACTGTCTTACATAAAACCAAGTCTGACATAAAGCCCGGTAAAAACTTTTTAAGTACAATCTGACTTACGTTTGAATCTAAGTTATTAGCCATGTTTTACACCTTGTTTATTCAATAATTGCGCCGGGGCACAGTTTGTTTAATTCATCAGTCGTGACGCTTCCCGCTCCACCTTTAACTTCCGGCTCAGGTTTAGGTGCTTTCTTTGGTTTTGGTGCTAACTTAACTTTCTGGCTAAGCTGACCAAGTAGGAATGCTGCACGTATTGGGTCTTTCTCAGCTGTAAGCCGCTGGCGCAATTCTTTATTCTTACCAAGTGCATAAGCAATTAGCTCAGTACCTTCATCGGCAGCTCTAAGTAAGATTTCCTGATGGATGATTGGAACTTCATTAGTGACAATCTCTTCCATCTCAGCGTAATCTTTTACAGGTAACTTAGATGCTCGTTGCTTATGATCTTCCAGTCGCTTAAGGATTTTTTCCTTATAGTCGAGCAGCTCTTTCTCCTTGGCTTTTTTACTCTGATCAGCACGGCTTTTTTTCTCATACCAATCAGTTAATGCTTTCTCGTATGCCTCTTCACTCCAATCACATGACTCTAGTGTTGGCTTCTGAGGTATTTCATCATTATGATTACCCGCTGGCTCTTGCGTTTGCTTGGCTGTAATTTCCTCAAGTTGGCGCCTTAGCTCACGGTTTTCTTTCTGAGTATCTTTAAAGCCTTTTCGAAGGTCTTTAACCCACTGTGGAGCTGGCTTCCCCTCAATTGAATCATCGTCATCAGTTAACGAGATTTCTTCATCACCGATTTGCAAGGAGTAGTCTTGCTCCTGTTCGACACTCTGATCTGGTTTTACTTCAGCTGAATCACCAGTGACAACCTCGGCATTATTAGCGGTATTATTCTCACTAACTTGCGTTGGTTGATCTGTATTTTCCTGCTGTTGTGATTCCTGATTTTCAGACATAGGCATTGCCTGACCATCAATGATCATTTCGTTTTCCATTTATTACTCCTTAACTCTGCGAGAAGTCCGCGGGAGACTGTTGGTTATTTTGTGATTGAATGGTTTTCGCAACGTCTAGGCTTTGCTTATGCTGCGTATCTGTTGCTTTTAGAATTAACTCGGCATCTGCTCGTAATGAGTCGCCTTGTTCCTTCTGGAAGTTATGTAACATTTTAAGCGCCTCTCTAATTTCAGCGCGCTTTGTGCTATCTGCTGATGCAAGAAGCTGTACAACTTTAGCCTCAGCAACCCTAGCTTCTGTTTGTGCTTGGAATGCTTTAACCTGGATGGAGAGCTCTTCATTTTTAGTCTTCTGGACTTCTGCCTGCCCTTGCAAGTACACACCTTGCGCTGCCAATAACTCAGCGTTAGGTTGTTGCGCCTGTTGCTGTGCCTGAGCGACAATTTGCTCTTCTTCTGAGTTGCGAGGTTTGACTACACCTTGAGTAAGTAGCTGATTGCGGTTGTACTCCTTGAACTCATCAAGACCTTCTCCGTCCATGTTGTCTAGGATGATTCCCTGAACAACTGCGCGCATCGGATCTTGAGGCAACATGCCAGCAAGAAGATTTGTCAGCACTGAAACAGTGGCATCACGCCTTGCTGTATAAGATGGCCCTACATCAACCGTGACATCATAACGACCAGTAGATAAATCATTCATGGCTACAATTTCGCCTGTTTGTTTATCTCGTATCGTCACAGACATCAGCGCTATATCATCAGTACCATCTTCATTGACTACGCGAACCTGTCTATCTGATCCATATATCTCTCTAGCCATCGACAGCCATACTTCACCAGCCCGTTTCAAGCTTTTAGCCATGTTATCCAGATAGATAAACGATGCCATGTCAGAGCGGTGCATGAGGCTATTAACAGTCTCTTTGGCAATATTGCTAGGCATTTGCTGCATTGCCTGACTAGCACCAGTTACTTCCTGAATATCTAAGCTTGTTTGCTGTAACAGTGCAGCCATTGCCTGATTAAGTGGTTGTGGTTGTGTGTATCCGACTTGAGCCGCTGGAGCAATAATGTTGCCCTGCTTATCAACTGTTTCATTGAGAGGTAAAAATGCTGGGCGTTTCTTATTTCTGTTCTCCCAATGTTTCTCAAGCCCTCTAATTTGCTGCTTGCCAACGATAGGAACTGATCCTGGGTCTTGCGCTGCTGAGTCAGCAAGCATTGACACCTGCAAGTTATAAAGGCGTTGTGCATCCATTGCTTTTGCAATATGCCCCTCAACTCGCTCGACATCATCAATAAACCAGCGCTTACCATAAACAGGGATTAAAGGAATGTGTTCACCGGGTATTCTCTGAGATTTCTCAAGGAATCCATCACCATCGACCACTGACACATAAACTCGACGGCGCTTAACTGTTCTTCGAGCAACTTCAACAAAGCCAATATCAATTAATTCATCACCAACCTGCTCAAGTTGTTCGCTGTCATAGGTAACAACCTCTGAAGTAATTGGGTTTTGGAAACTGACAACATCAACTGATTCTTTTCTTACTTCATAATACTTAGCGATATAAACCACATCAGAATCAAACCAGTCATAATCCCACGACCTATCAATACCTACATCTAACGTTGTTGGGTCTTTTTTGTACTCAGCCTTGTACTTCTCGGTGGATAGCGAGTACATGCAAAAAGCCCATTCGGCATCAGACTTGTCATATTTCTTGGCGTCAGGGTCAAACCACACAGAACGAGACGGATCATAAATAGGCTCGATAGAAATTCGCTGTCTGTCATCCATCGGGTCTAACTCATTGACCAAGTTTGTTGTTAACCTAAAGCAACCAAATCCACCTGTTGCTGCATCATCAAATGCATTATCACAAGCCTCACCACCGTCAGTCTCTTCGTAGTCAGCACGAAACAAACCATTTAATTTATCGGCTAAATCTTCGCTTGCTTCTTTGTCACCCGGTCTAAACTTAACTGTGATTCGATTATTGCGATACTCACTGATGATCCTGTTTAGCTCAGTGGCTATCTTGTTTATTTCAAACTTAGGGTATTTCTCAAAGTGATCATTGAGTTTAGTACCCGCAGAAGTTGCACCCTCCCATTGACCACCGGGAACTCGTGCAAACCGTGTTGCTTCGACGCATTTCGCTCTCACATCTTCTTGCGGTGAGTGCGCACGGTCAAACCTGAGCATTATTCGCTCATGTCTTTGTTGTAGTGTTTCAGCCATAGTTACCAACTAGAAGATGATGGGACGTAAATCTCTGTATCGTCATGAATAATCACAGGGCAATACATAGACATCATGAGGGAGTCAGCCAAGTTAGGCGATGGAATGCCAAGTTTGACTTTCATATCAACCTTGGTCATTAGCTCTAACTTGCCATTACCGTTAAACTTACGTTGAATTTGCGTAAGCTCTGCGAATAGTTTTTCTAACATCTGTTCGCCAATCGCTTCTTTATCGAAGCTAATCATGTCGTCAGGGTTTGCATATTCGCCATGCTCTACTGCTCGATAAGTTAAATAGAGCCTGTCAGCCAATGCATAGTAGAATTGTGCGCGCTTGTTTCTGAATACATCGCCGATGGTTCGACTATTGTCACCGCTAACTACTTCATCAGCCCATGCGCCAGATTGATATAACGCATCCTCATCGAAAGGAGACTCACTACCTTTGAACATGGTTACTGTTGTTTGCTTTCCAGTGAATGCGTCAGTAACTTGCCTGCGTAATGCCGCACCCAATCCGTCACCATCCCATAGGAAGTGATCAGCGCCATCTTGAATAGCTTGCTCCGTAGCCCAATCAGCGCCCTCGTTAACATCCATTAGCAAACCTTCTGCAACTTTGTTAACTACTGATCCCCTGCGTGAAACATACCCCTTGGCATCACCGCCAGTATCAGACGGGTCGTGAGTTGAAATGACCGCACCTTTAGCTTTCCATCCTAACTTCTTGTGTGCGTCGGTAGCAGCCTCTAACCATTCACGTTTAATAATAGCCATATCACTAGCGCTTACTGGCTCACCCAACCAGATATGCCGATATAGCGTTGGATTCTTGCGTTTGCATTCCTCCATCTCTAATCGCAATACATCAGGGAAGTGAGGGTTGTCGGTATAGTTGGCAGTAAGCAAGCAAATATCATCAGGTGGGTTAACAACGAAACGCTGATAGGTGTCATCAAGAATGTTTTTCGGGTTAAAGCTCACCCATATTTCAGAGTTAGGCTTTCGAATTGTCGGGATCAGAATATCCCAACTCTCTTTTGTTACCGCCTCTGCTTCCTCCACCCAACAAACATCCACACCTTCAAGCGACTTAATCTTTGTCGGGTTATTCTTGATGCCGTAAAACATAAACTCAGCGCCAGTGCCAAGATGTTTAATCATAGTGCGCTGAATTTCGAACTCATTGCTATAGCCCTCTCTCTCTATCGTATCTTCAAGAAGCCTGATAACTGAGTCACTAATACTGTTTTGCAATTCACGAGCGCAAAGTATACGTACCGGCTGTCTCCTTGCTGCTTCAACGAGAAGCCTAGCTATCGCCCAAGATTTACCGCTACCCCTGCCACCTTTAGCGACTTTGTAACGGTGCGCCTCAATGAATGGCATAAAGATAGGGTTTATCTGTGTCATGCTATTTACCAAATAATGAACTCATAGGTGATGTTTCTATTTGAATTGCGCCGCCATCAGCACCAGTAATTTCCTGTGTAACTTTGTCGCCATACTTCTTGGGAGACATTCTAGCCAGCGACCATTTTCGAGTGTCGATCCTAAGCTTAGCCTTAGCCACCTCAGCGGAATCAGGAAGCACGTCATCAGCTATTTCTAGAATCTCTTCAAATAATGCATCAGCCCTTTGCTCTGTTGCCTTCGCGTATTGGTCTCGAAACTCTGCATTTTCGGATAACCAACGGAATACTGTCGCTTTACTTGGCATTCCAGGTCTCCTGCAAACCGATCGCAAACTTTCTCCCTCTGCAAGCTTTGAACAAATGTCATGAGCAGTCTCAGGCATGTAATCAGACGGGCGACCACCTTTATTTTCCTTTGTCACAGTGACCTCCTTTAATCAATTATCCAGCCCACTCGTAAATGAGCTGTGTAATTAACTACTATGTGAATAAATCTAGTGCTTGTTGAGCATCACGGGCGGCTTTCTGTGCTCGCGCTACAAACTGAGCTTCTGTCTGGCATGTTTTGTATGCGTCTTTGAATAACTCAAACTTGAGTGCGTCATCTTTAACGAACTCGATAGCCGCTTGAGCTGCTGCGGTATCATTGCCAACTAACCGTAATAGCTCTAAGCGCATTTGATTCTGTGCTGTAATTTCTGTCATTTGATGTTCCTGTGTGAAGTTAATCGCAACCATCATCACGTGTCACTACGTTACTTTGGTCACCTCTAGTCTGTTCCTAACAGTCAAGATATGATCACTCTCCTTAATGGATAAACGACTTATCTAATTGCTGATATATATATTTACTTAAGCTATACTAAGTAGCTATCGCTATACTTTAATTGATATCTTGTTAGTATTGCCCAGCCTCCCATGCTGGGCTTTTTTTATTCTTTTGGAATGCTTTTATCCAGCTCTTCACGGAATTTAACTGGATTATCTGAACCTTCTACTGCCATGATATTTCTCCATTAAAAAGCCCCGCTATTGCGAGGCTCGTTGTTGTTCAATTTCCCGTATTTGTCGTTTTGTCACTTAATTAGTGAAGCTGTGTATTCGATTAGATATAGCTTTGGAGCTAAAAGCATCTTTAACCACATAGAAAAACCGTCTATGAAAATAACGACACCAAGAAACAGAATTGGTACTGGTAATATCGCCCTGAATAAATCATACATAACTGAGTTAATGTTATAATTTATTTCTCCTGCATGATAAGTCCATATAGCACCGTTAGATTTAGCTTTCTTAGCCCATATAGGCATAAAAATCGCCAGTGCAATAAGAGCTACACCAACAACAGACCAGATAACTCCCATTGTCATTTTCCACGTCAGTAATTGATGAATTACCTCTGGCAAATTGGCTTGACTAAATGCAACTGTTGAATCAATGCCATTTGATGCTTTTTCCAATAAATCAGTAAGCGCCCTTGAAACCTGCTCATTCATCGCAAACACTCCGTTTTAATATAATTCTGCAAATACAAAGTTTGCTGTTCGTTCTCGACTATCATTTCTATGAGACGTAGATAATCTTGTTCAACTGCCTTGTTAAGTCGTGCGGTGGCTTCATCGCTTCCGCTTTCGGTGGAATTCTTGGTGACTGTTGGACACTCGGCGTTGATGTACACCCGCTTACGACCAGAGCGAACAGCATCACGAAGCTTATCAATTTCAGCTTTTGCATTTGTGAGTTCCGTTGTGTGTTTGGTGTCGAGTTCGTGAAGGGAGTTAATGCGCTTTTCATAGTCTTTGTTGATTTCTACCTGCTGAGAGAGCTGGCTAGTTAATTCAGCATTTGAAATTTTTAGCTTATCAATCCGGTTACCCTGCCACGCTACACAAAGGGTCATTGCCAAGATAATACCAACGGAAACTATTGTTTCACCCAGTTTCATATCACTTAACGCCGTTGTGTTCTAACGAGTAATGATTGCCGTCATTGAATCGACCGCCCCACGTGCCACCGATAGATTCCCAATATTCACCAAGCAATTTATGGTCACTTGATGCTGTTAGATATTTACCGTCTTTAAATAGGTTGAAATCAACAGCTAGGCGTTGTGTGTGTAAGCTGTTTTTAATACCAGCACCTGATTTGGCATTTAACTGTGCTTGCTCAGGCGTTCGGTATGCTTCTGAAAACGTCAGCTCATAGCCGTTGTCGTAGGCAAAGATAATTAAGTCCGCAATCATGCGAGTGAACTTTCGTTGCTTCTCACCGAGTGTCATTTTTACTAACCCCTCTAAATATTTGCATCACATTCCCACGACTAAGAATTATTAGCGCGCATAGCGTTATATTAATTCCTACCTCAAATGGATCTGCATGGGCGTAGTCATTCGTTAATATGCGTAGTGGGATAGAACCCAGCATAACAATGAGAACCCATGCTATAAGTGACGGAAAGAATTTGTATTTAGCGCCATTACGCTCATAGTTAACAAGACGAATAACAGCGAATAAGCATGAGAAAAAATTGACGTAAATCCAAAACATTGAGATGGTCATCTTCCACCTCCTCTGAATTTATCTATCAGGTTGTTAATAACGTTGTTGATACTGTCTGTGAGAGCACCGGGTTTAGATATTGTTACCAAAACACCAACCAAACCAGCCGATGAGAACATAGCACCAACAGAGCGATCAACCTCTCTATCTCCGACAATGCCACTCAGTAGTGACGACATGAAATCAGCGCCTAATATCCCAATCGCAAATGCAACCGTGAAATACGCCCATCGTTTTAATAGCCGGATATCATGAGCAGACAATACAAATATCACCGCCCCTGCGAACGCACCGATTACAACGCCTGCGTCCATACCTGAATAGAGACCTACAATAGAGACACCCGCTAACGAGGCGGTTGCTGTGCCTGTTAACGGCTCTTGCATATATGTAGTCCTGATTAGTTAATAGAACGCCGACTCACAGCTCTTGTGTGAACGTGAGGTGTTGTGATTGATTCTGTGGTCGGCATATACGAAAAAAGACCGCCTAAGCGATCTTCTGAATGTGAACTATCCGGAAATTCCGGAGAGTTGAACTTGTAACGATTGCTTACAGGTTTCAGATAACAAAAAACCCCGCCGAAGCGAGGTCTTGAATGAGGTAAGCAAACTTAAGAGTCACGTAAAGCAACTTACCTTATAATTGTTGTCCATTTGTCCATTAATGTCAATAGCAAAGTTCAGCTATTTTCTTTACTTTAGCTACACGTTTACGATTATTCATTGCATTTCGCAGAGGTTCGTACAATAACCACTGAGCAGCTTTGAGTTTTTCGTCAACTTCTCTCCTGCAAGTTCTATGGGATGGCTTGGCGTATTTATTCCCCCCTCTTGTTTGCATTTTGCGTGGTTTTGCAACTCGGTGATAGTAAGATGCAATCGACAGCTTAGATGAACCATGAGCGTAATAACTTAGTAATATTCCATAGGCTTGTGTGTCAGTGGCGATGACTGAATCTACGACCTGAGAAATCAACATTCCTTCATCGTCATTGCACATAGGTCTTGATGGGTTTTTACTTGGCTCAACTGTTTGCATGAATTTATAAATCATGTTGATCATGCGAATATCGATACGACCAGAATATACCCACGCCCCCCACAGATTTAACCAACCATCAAGCCAGCGAAACTGCTCATCTGTTAATTCCTTTTCTCCGATATAGCTCATCTCGCCTCCGGTAATACTGTGTGGTATCTATCGCAACCTACTGAGTACATGATCGGTAGGTTTGCTCTTCTAGCCCACCCCGTTTCTACAACCTCCATGAAGCCATGCTTTTTCTGAACTATAGATAAGTAACGCTTAGGCTTATTCCCTGTGCGTTCTGTTAATGCTCTAAACCTGCACTCTTCAATAGCTGCGATTAAGTCAGTAAACATTAAGCCACCTCCGAATATTGATCCTTTCGCCTTTTCTCATACCAACGGGCCCTACGAGTGAATATGGATTTCATTCGCTTGAGATATTCGATGTCGAATTTACGGACCGTGTTATCGTGCTCTAAACGAATTACTCGCTCTTCGCCGATTTTATTGATGAGATTAATGCGATACGGGATGAGATTTCCTGACAGGTCCCTATTGCAGTGAACACAGCCAGAGTGAATATTGAGTAAATTAAATCTTAAATGACTTGCCGAACCCCTTGACCTGTAATGACTAGCATCTACGGACCCACCTCTTACTCCATAATTTAAGGGCCGACCGCAAGCGATGCATGGCTGACCGTAGTCTCGCCAAAAGATGTATTTATTTACTGCCGCTTGGGCCTCTTTGTTCCAGTCTGATTTTGTCTTTAACTTTTCCTTTCTGGCCCGCAATAACTTCCTTTCCTCAGATAAGCGTTTCTTACGGCCCTTTTCTTCGGTCCGTTTAATTTCATTTGAGGCGAATTTTATTGCACAAGATGTGGAACAAACTTTTTGGGTAGATAGGTAGGGAGTGAATTCTTTGTTGCAGACTTTACAGGTTTTGAGCTTCGGCTTTTTAGCCTTAGCCATACATCACCCCAAAATAACTCCAAGAATTAACATGGCGATAAACCATATTGCGACAAATTTTCCATAGCGTAATAAATTGGCATTAAACATTGGCTCAAACTCCTTTTGTGGTTTCTTTGGATGTTTATGTTTGTGTTTGTATTTACTGCGATACCTCGCCATCTCCCTCTCCTTTGATTTTATCCATCACTTCTAAATGAGCGTATTCATCAGCACACTGGGCACACACGTAAATTTCATTATCTGTTAGCGGTCTATTGCATGATTGGCAGTTCATTTTTTTACCTTCTGTCTTAACTCATTGGCGAAAATATTCACTCGATTTTGCTCTCGATTATCAACAAGGTTTGATAATTTAATCATCGTTCTGAATGACGGCCTGAACTCATACGCCTCACCACTAGAAACATTGTGTTGATTGCCATATGCGTAGTATTTATTTTCTTTCCAAACCTCTACTTTTTCACCGCCATCATTAAATGTGATTACGCAATCACGCTCATCAGCAATACTGCATTCGTCGATCAGGTAATTTAGATAATCATCCCACTCTTTAAGGTATGGACGCTGATACATTCCAAATAACCAGTTAGCTCCGCACCGCATGGCATCTAAAATATTTTTAAGTTTCATCTCTCTTGCTGCTCCTTGAGTTATTCACTGTGACCGTAGTAGTTATATTCATAACGATTCGTACGCAGTTTTACGCCACTTTGTACCGCCCAAGCTGTCGAGTATTCAATTAAGCTACTCATTCGCTTCTTTCCCATCTGAGACGTACTCTCGCGTATGTTTAATAGCTCACCTTCAATTCCCCTAATTAACGGTGACTCTTTCGCTCCTGTAGTAACCATCCAGTGACCAGACACAAAGACATTCTTCCACTGCCATAATTTCAGCGGTTCATTGTTGAGTGTCATTTGCTTTGATACATCTCCACATAGCGCATGGAACATGTCGTTCTGCGGTAGTGTTCGGCTGGATTCTGAGATTTTTACTTCCAGGGGGAATTCTTCGTTAAGGGGTAGAGCATTTATTGTGGCTATTAGGTTTTCACGTATTCGTTTATTTCTTAGAAGAAACTTTGTGGCTTTCTCCAAGTTAACCTCCTTGCATTTCTGCGTATACCTCTATCCAATATTTAGCTTCTTGGATCCATTCTTTTTTCTTTTTGCGGATTTGTCTTTTAGTTGGTTTGCATGGGAATTTATAGTGCTCCTCAATCCAGCCTACATTTATTTTTAACATCCAAAATCTGCTATTCGTATTGAAGCTGACGTAATAGACCATGACTTCTACTGGCTCACTCACTGTTAGCTCTCCTGTTCCATGCTGCTATGGTTTTATGTGCAGATGCTCGCTCTATCTTTAGACCGCACTGCAAACACTTCATATAATGCCCACCGGATAAAGGGCATGGGTAAAATAGCTTAACATTGTCGCCGCCGCACATTGGACAGCTTTTAAATCTTTTTCTACTCATCATTCACCCTCTGGCATTGGTGGGAGTGGCATCCAGTGAGTAACAGTTAGAATCCCTTTCCACCCCATCATCCCCTCGTTATCACTTGATTCAGCGTCCTGAAATTTGTTTATTCGTGACTACCAATAGCCTGTTGTAATGCCACGTGGGCCGTAGATTAAATATTTTCCATCTTCATCAGGTGTTCGATAATTTCTATTAACCCAATTAATTCCCTGCATTAGATGCCTCCTTTAATATCAATATTTTTCGTACAAAACTTAAATATCCACCTGATTAGGTATGTCATCACTAACGCCTGAATAATCACTATTGGTAATGAACCTAGATAAGCATGAAGATTAAACTCGCCTAACCTATTAACCATGATTAAAACCGATAACGAACCCCAAGCAATGAGTTGAAATAGAAATGTAAGAATGTTGCTACTAAATATCCTGACAAGCATTTTCTGATGCCATTTCATCACTCAACACCTCGTTTAATCGCCATAACTAATTTTTAAACTTCCTGATATGGCAACCACTGCTAAAAGTAACCATCCCCAACCTGATTTTTCGTGATACATCAGGAATGCAACAGATAAAAATCCAGTAATCGGTACTAGCATGAAAAACAATGTGCCTAAAATATCTCGTAAATATTCCATCTAAAAATCCTCACGACTCCCACTCGTAGCCGACTTTAATTGCTTTGGCTTGCTCTAAGGTATTAGTCATTACTTTTGTGTTTGAAATATCACCCCAGCAATTACACTCGACTGGTGTTAGGTAATATTCATTTTCTGTTCCATCATCGCTTTTGTAGGTATGGCGAATCGGATCACCTAAAACCTTGGTGACGGTATGTGTTAGTAAGTTCATCTAAAAATCCTCTTGCGTGTTAACACTCAATTTCTTCATCTACGTAGTCGCTGTTTATATTGCTCAATACCGCCTGATCTAAACCACCGCGAGCGTTAGTGAAGTAATATGTTTTTTCTGCACCAGGTGCGTGACGTGATTTCGTACAAATAACCTCAGTGATACCTTTCAGATTGGTGTCAGGATGATATTTTTCATCACGATAAATCATGAAGATAACGTCAGCCTCTTGTTCGATAACGCCAGACTCTCTCAAATCAGCATTAACGGGGCGCTTATTGGTTCGTTGCTCTAAGTTACGGTTTAACTGTGCAAGTGCGACTACGGGGCACTTAAGCTCTTTCGCGAGATTTTTTAATCCTGTTGCAATCTCACCTACTGACTGATTCATATTTTCAGGATTGGTCATTTTCATTTTCTGCAAGTAGTCAACGATAATGACACCTAAACCACCCGTTTTTTTGTGCATCTTTCTAGCGTCAGCACGTATTTCATGAATACTCATTGATGGTCGGTCATTGATATAAATCGGTGATTCTTGAATGTCAGCAAGCGCATGAGATAACTTAGCCCAAGCCTCATCCATGTTGATTTTCGATTTATCATCACCGAGTAAGTCTTGCTTGTTAACCCCTGCGTGATGAAATGAAATTCGTTCTGATATCTGCCACGACGGCATCTCAAGACTATAAAAAACAACGGGTTTCTTTTGCCTCAATCCAATTGCTTTGGAAATTGCTGTGCTGAACATGGTTTTACCCATACCCGGACGGCCACCAATAACAATCAAGTCAGTATTGTTAAATCCACCAAATGCCTTATCGATATCAGGTAAGCCAAACTGAGTTTTATATTTCCAGATATCACCGTTGATCATCGACTCGAGAATATTTATCGACTCATTCACACCGTCCATGATGTGCTGTGTTTCAACAACGCTACCTGTGTCCATTGATGAGATTGAGGATTGGACCTCACCAACAACATCAACAAGGTTGCTAACGTTTGATGAGCTAATCTTCGCAATACCTTCATTGAGAACAGCAAGCGTTTTTCGTGCCGTGGTTAGATCCTTAATCTTCTGAACATAACCGGGTAACATTTGAATGCTTGATGTGTTTTTCGTGCATTCAGCAAGATAGCCGAACCCGCCAGTAATATCTGAATTACCTTGTTGTTCAATTTCTCCATTCAGTAAAACCAAATCAACCTTAGAGCCATTTCTAACAAGGCTTTGCATGGCTTTAAATATGGCTTTGTGAGCCGATGATGTGAAATCGTCAGCAACTAAACTTTCAATCGCTGAGATAGCAATTTCTTCTGTTTCAGATGTGGCAATCAGTATTCCGCCAATGACAGCTTGTTCTGAGTAATAATCCGTGAATTTATTTTCCATTAAACAATCCCTTTTTTCCGTTCGGTATATTCTCGTTTGGCTTGTTCGTAGGTTTGCGACCATCTTGTCGGTGTTAAGATCCAGTCAAGAGTTAACCACCCCTTGTCTTGCAGACCAGTGAATAAACTTGATTGCGATATCAGCTTGAAGCAGGTGTCCATATGTTTTACTTCACGCCACTGCCCCTTGTTGGTTTTGCCATTCCAGACAGCCTCCAAATCTTTGTAGGCAGGTCTGCGTGATGTCCACTCATGAAAATCAATGGCTCTTTCAGGAACGTATTTGTTCCAGATTTTGATTAATTCTTCATGAGGACAATCGACAGGGTTGATACCGTCACGGTTTTTCCACTTGATCGCATCTGACAGGTAGCCATCGAAGCGGTTAACTCGGCAGATATTGGTTGGTTTTGCTATTGAGTTATTACGTCGCTTCCATGTTGACACCACCCACTCAATAACTGTGATTAAATCACTTAGCAGATATCTATCTCTGCTTTGGGTTGGAGATAAGAGGGTCATGAATGGTTTAAAGTCTCTGCACTGAGAGCCAGTAATATTGTTATAAAAATCTAGAGCTTCTCTTGCTTCCCTGATTATCTCTTCACGAGAAATTCCTTCACTTGAAGATGACATAGGATGAGCACTTACCACTGGTATTCCATCGAAATCATATCTCTCAGACACGATCCCTTCTCTCACCAAAACGAAACCATCAGAAAGTTGCTTTAGTTTTACAATGGATTTATCTCTAGCATTCAATCTATCGATTTCAATGCCACAAGAATCGCCCTTACCATTGGAAACCAGAAGATCAACTCGACCAGCTTTACCATCCCCTCTGTCGCTAACTCTAAATTCTCTTTCGCAGATATAACCCAGCTCAACTAATTTTTGCTCAACAGAATCATGAAGCTTGTCTGCCTTATCGAAATCAAACTTTCCTTCTAGGATTGAAATTAATTCTTCACGAAGAGAACCTCCTCGATTTCCTCCCTTGGGAGGTATGGTGGGATCTTTTCTTTTGTCTTTTGTATTATTGTCTTTTGTGTTTGACTGTTTCGGTAAAGTGGTTTTTACCGTTTCAGTAAAGCTATTATTTACCGTTTCGGTAAAACTTTTACTGTTTCGGTCAATGTCAGTTTCCCACTCGGAAATATTCTTATTCATTCCAATTTTTCGACCTTCCTGAATAAAGATTTTCATCCGAACTAATTGATTTTTAGCGGTGGAGCATTTGGTGCTATCAATCTTTGTCATGCTTTCAAGTTGTTCATTGCCAACCCAATCCATTTTTTTATTAAAGCCGTATGTTTTTCTCCACACAGCCATAACCATTAATAATTGGTGCTTGGTCAACCCAGCAAGCATGATTGCATCTAATAGCTCATTCGCTATTCTGGTGTAGCCATTATCAAGATCTGCCACGTTAGGCCTCTCTTGCCGTCGTTGATTACCAAAATCTGCATATGCAACATTACTCATGCGATCCTCCTAGTAATTTCTCACGATGCTCATTTCTCAATTTTGCATCTTCGAATGCTTCCTTTAGACGTTTACTTCCTAACGGTGTCACTTCTCGTAACGTCTTATCTCGCATGATGTTTTTATGCACTTCGTGACGATTAAACCAATGATTAACTTTCTTCTTCATGGTATAATTCCCTTATTCCTAAGCTGTATCAGACAAGAGAAATCTAAATTCCCCTTGTCGTAATTACTGGTTATTGATACAGTGTATTTGTTAGTTTAAATGGTTAAGTCCATTTGTTGAGAAGCCTCACCATTCGCCGTGGTTGAGGTTTTTCTTTTTGGTGCTTTGACATGTTCAAGCATCTTAATTAATGCTCTAGCCTCATCACCTTGCAATATCACTGTGTCATCTGGTGTCTCATACCCAATAGCAACTAAAAGCCTTGCACAACGTTGTATGAAGCTTAATTGCGTTTTAGATTGTTGAGATTGCCAGCGAGATATTTGTGATTCGTGAATACCCGTTCTTTTCGCTACTTCTCTAGCGCCAGTAACAAGTATCCCTTTCATGATTTTTGATTCGATTTCTCGAAATTTGCGTTCGTTTGATAGTTCCATTTGTTAAATTCCTTCTTAGATTACTTCTCGTTAGAGAACAGCAGTAATGATCCGTGGCTCATTCCATATGAGCGGATTGTTTGCTCTGAGAATTTACTCTGAGCGGGTTAGCGATGTTAAAGAGCGGGTGAAACTAATTTTTATCTTTTACTAAATGCTCAAATGGTATTCCGAATAGTTCGTTGATTTGAGCGTATCTTGCAGGAGGAATGCGACCTTTTTGCTCCCATTGTCTAATGGCCTGATCGCTAATCTTTAGCTTCTTAGCTAAAGCTGGAATTCCACCTGCTTTTTTAATTGTTGTTTCCAATGCATTCATAAAGATATTCCTTTAACTGATTAACAACAAGAAGAATACAAGAAACGCTTTATTTAAGCAAGTATTACTTGTTGGAAAAATAAAAGCGCAACTTGTATATTGAGCGAATGAAAACTATGCGCGAAAGAATCAAGCAAGCTAGACTTGCAAAAAACATGACCCAAGCTGAGTTAGCTGAGTTGGTAGGAGTGTCACCACAATCAGTACAGCAGTGGGAGACCAGTACTGAGCCAAGAAAAAACAGAGTTATTAAAATTGCTGAAATACTTGAAGTTGATACCAATTGGTTGTTATTCGGAATAACTGATATTGGTGAAAGAAACAAAGTCAGTAGTATTCAAATAAATCAAGATATTGAAGTTTCAGATAAAAATACCTACAAGGTGGAGATGCTGGATATCCAAGCTAGTGCAGGGCCAGGTGTGATGGTTCTTGATGATTTTATTGAGACAATAACGGCTATTGAGTATTCAGCAGATGAGGCAAAAAGACTGTTTGGTGGGAGATCTGCATCCACAATCAAGATGATCACTGTTAAAGGTGACTCTATGGCTGGAACATTTGAGCCCAGAGATCAAATATTCGTAGATATCACCACTAACTTTTTTGATGGTGATGGAATTTATGTCTTTGTATTAGATAATCAGCTATATATAAAAAGGCTTCAAAAGCAATATAAGAGACTGGCTGTCATATCGGATAACGCAAGATATGAAACTTGGTATTTAGAAGAAGATAGTATCAATAGCCTCTACATTCATGCCAAAGTTTTAGTTAGCCAATCTATAAAATACAAATTTCATGGATAGAAATTTATTTAATTATCAGGTAGTAACTAAATGAAAAATATAATTTTATTACTAATTACTGTTTCTTCAATATCTGCCCATGCTACTAATAAGATTGATATCACTAATGAAGATGACTTCAAATTGATAACTACAATCATGAAAGCATCTGAGTGCAACGCTTACTCTTCTTTATATAAATTTCAGCAAGAAAATAATGTACCAAATGGGAATGAGTTTATAGATAAGTTCATGAGCAATGAGGCAAAAAAGAAAAACAGCACCTTAATTGATATGACCAACGATTGCCAGAAAGCACTACTGGATTTCGCAGAAATAACATCAAGTAAAAACTAGCTACCTCTCACCTACCACATCACAGATCCCTCTTTAATGAGGGATTTTTTATGCCCACAAATCACAAAAACTGCCAACAGAATAAAAAATTTAAATTTTTTACAAAAAATAACACAAACAAAAACAAGCATTTATTGTTTAAATAAAGATTAACTCAAGTTTTTACACAAGTTTTACTTGTCTTGATAAAGTAATGCTTGTATAGTTAATCACATCGAAGGCAAGGAGCCATAGATAAACAGGATGTTCGCTCTTTTACAATTAGGAACGCTCAGAATAAATTTTCAGAGCAACCACTGAGTGGTTTTTGGGATTGGTGAATGCTAAGGCTGATTGGCAGGTTTAAAAGCTAACAGTTTCCGCAAGCGAGCGATACCAGCTAAGTAGTGTCATATGCCTTCGGGTACTGGATCGTAATAACTGATATTGAGGGAGGCGAAAGCTGTTTACCTCGGCATGGCTTGCAAGTAGGAGATCAGCACCTACCACCAATCACCAAAGATCACTTAGGAGGCAAATATGGCAACAATAATTTTTAAAGAGAACTCAAAAATTCGCAGACGCAGAAAGCAAGGTGAGTTTTTGGCTCGAAAGATAGCTATGAGAAGTCGCTCAGTGGAAGAAATTTGGGATTCGATATTTGGCGTTGAGAAGAAAGAACGCCCTGTTCTCTCTCTCAAACCAACAAAGCATTATCCAAGTGGAGATAACTGTTGCTTACCTAATGTAGCAGTATTTTCAGGAGTTAAAACAAAACAGCCGAACAGTGAGTTCGGTGTTACGGCGAGATAAATAGGAGAAGTAAGATGAAATTTGAAGATTTAACAGAAGCATCTCAAGAATCGGCTCGTGCGGTTCTATCAGCCATGCTAGTTGATAGTTATCGACGCAATTTTAAATTAACTCGTGATGATATTTTAGAATTAGGTCATAGAGTTAGAAGGGCATTTGTTACCTTGGAGAGTGAAGAACCAAAACCTGAAATGTGTGGTAGTGGTTCTATTGGTTGTGACTTTAGTAGTAAACAAGCCCCGTCCATCTAATTCTTTCAGTTTCAGTTACAAGAACTTTAGCATTAGCTCTAACTGATTGGGCTACTTGGAAGGCTGTGCTACTTACAGCTTCAATATCATAATCTCCATTGCAGTAATATTCAGCATCAGGGAGATCGTATACTACACCATTATCACCAGTTATTTGCTTTGAAAATCCGTAGCTTTCCATTAAATCATATAGAGCCTGATAGTCTGAATAATTAGCATCAGGTAATTCTACTCTCACTATAAACATAGCCATTTAAATCATTCCTTATATTGACTGTGGAATAACCAATATATCAATTTTCCTTGACTGTGGAAAGTGAGGAACCACCTCGCCTGACGTGGTTAAAAGCAGGCGCAGTTAACTAATTACAGTCCATTCTGTGGGCTGTGGTGAGTTGATTAATAGATAGGAGATAGAGATGGAACCAAGGGATTATCGATTTTATAAAATTAGCAAAGAAGCTACCGAGCAAATCAAAAAAGAAACTGACGAAATCCAAGCTAAACGGCAGAAACTCCTCAACGAAGCCATTGGAAGCGTTGGAGCTGAAGGCGTTAGCTTTAGTAATTCATGGGGTGAAAATGGTACGACAATTCGAGCATTTGCTTTTGCTGTAGATAAAGAATTTGATTTTGCAGTTAAAGAGATTCATCGAACCAGTGAATTAAGGGTTATTCGAGCCAAGGCTAATTCGAAGAAAGGTAAAGAGTTTAACGCCACACTAGACGCAACGAAAGATGAACTCAATAAGAAACTAAAAGACTTACCATGCTTTAAAGATTACATCATCAATAAGTTCGATATTCAATGCTGCTCTATTAGCCAGCACGGTAGCGGTGCTGGAATGCGAATGCTGGAAACGATTGTCGGATATCCACAAACTGATAAAAGCTTTCTTATTTGTGCCATACCAAATCATGAGAGAGGTATGGATAAGCAACCAAACATTCCAGATTGCTTTGAAGAGATAACCTACGGCGTATTTTACGATTTATCAAACAGTAAATAGCATCGTGTTTAGTTAATAACGGAGGGAGTATGGCAATAGATGATTTCCACAATGGAAAGCTATCCATGCCGAAGTTATTTAGAGTTGTTCGAGTCGAGTTTGATTCACTGGTTCCAAATTGCCCTAATGATGAATATTGGGTCACAACAATCAGGTATGTAAGACGAGTTAGACATGCTGATGGTTGGCGCTGGCAATTGGTAAGGACGCATCATAAAGGTTTGGATAGATGGGATCCATACTTAGAGTTAGATAGGGAAGGACTTAACGACATTAATCATGTGTACGGACTAATTAAATAGTTAGGAGGGAGTATGACATGGGAAAAATGACATTCGTAGTTGAGTATGAAGATGGCAAGGAGCCGTCTGTAAACGCAGGAACGGAGATATTAGGCGGTAAATTGTTATCAGTTGGATTTGATGATTATAAAGACAAAAAACTAACTAGAGATGAAATTAACGCAATAAATTACGCGTTAAATTTTAGTGAGTTCAGAGAAGCTTGTGAGGAGTTCGAAGTTGACTATGACGAACTCGTCGATAAGTTAGATTCCTCTCTTTAGCAGTAACCCACCACTTAATCATTCATATCGCTATTAATAGTGAGGAATACGCATATAAGGAACATAGGAAATGGCAATATTCAAAGTGACTTGCAAATGGAATGGCGAGCCTTGGGAAAAGGATATTGAAGCAGAAGATGAAGGTGATTGTGCAGAGCATATTTATTTATGGGCAGTAATTGGAGCTAAGGCAAACATCACGGAATTAGATATCCAAGAAATATCTCAGCAGTAACCCACCGCACCAACACCAGATAACCACCCTATCGCTCACCTAGCGAGGTAACAATGAAAACTAACTATTACAGCGCTATGCGTGATTGCATGGCGGTGCGTATCACTACGCCTTTTCTACAACTAGCTCGTCAGGCGGCAAGGATAGCCGTCTCGACTAATAACAAGGATGTTTGGCGGTTGGCGAGTCAACTACAGAAGATGGCTTACGGGAGGAAAATATGTCACTGACTATACGTTACACCTATGCAGATATGACCAGTAGAAACCGAAATAATGGCACGGAAATAGCCTTTCAGAATCTTAACGATGTCCGCATTGAAACAGAATCATTCAGGGAACTTACTCAGTATTACCAACCTGAGCCATCAGAAGTCGTTGATTACATCATTAATCAGTATGACGCAAAATCACTCGCAGCAGCTATTCATCTCTCAGGACGAGGGGAGGTAGTCGCAAAGATACTCAATGAGTTGTATTTCAGGAGGGTTGCGTGATTACCAACACCTACGGACTCAGAAACGACTGGTACGAACGCCAAATGGAACGAGAAGCGTTTGTTAATTCTCAGGAAGAGAAATTATCAGTTGATGAGGTTATGGATAGCCTACCAGAAGAACTACTGTGCATGGATTTAGCAAGGAAGTTAAACCCGGTATTTGAAATTAGCCCTCAAGCGCTGGATGCCGTTCTAAATGGAATTAGAACAGCTGTTCAGATTGGGATAGATAAGGAGATATTGTGAGCACGTCAATTATTGAGTTTGTGCAACAACAAGAGTCATTATTTTGCAACGCACTAACAGATCAAACAATCACATGGGCCAAGGAAAGCCAGTTTGCAATTCAGGCATTCCAGCGAAATGACGAGCTAGCAAGAGTGGCTATGGAAAACCCCGCTAGTGCTCAGAATGCCATTATTAACGTGGCGGCTATTGGGATTACATTAAATCCAGCAAGTAAGCTGGCGTATTTAGTACCAAGAAAGGGTTTTGTTTGCCTTGATATCAGCTATATGGGCCTCATGCACCTAGCTCAAGTGACTCAAGCTATCGAATGGGGTCAATGCAAGTTAGTCCATGAAAATGATGTTTATGAATCCAATGGCCTAGACACCCCGCCAACCCACAAATATAACGCATTTAGTGACAGAGGTAGTGTTATTGGTGGTTATTGCACAGTAAAAACAGCAAGTGGCGACTATCTCACGGAAGAGATGCGATTGGATGAGATAAAGGCTGTTGAGGCTACGAGCAAGTCAAGAAATGGCCCATGGAAAACATGGTGGGATGAGATGGCTCGTAAAACAATTGTGAAAAGAGCGAGCAAATACTGGCCTCGTCGTGAAAGGTTAGATCAAGCCATTGATTATGTGAACACCGAGGCAGGCGAAGGCAATGATTTTGATGTGCCAGCAAATAAAGCAAAGGACATAACGCCAGCAAGCGAGGATCAACTAAAAGCTATCACGGACTTGATGCTTAAAGTTAATGGCGAATGGAGTGACGCATTCTTCACATTCATTAGTAAAAAATTCAACCATCAAATATCCCATCCAGAGCAATTAACCACATTTGAAGCCAATACCATTATCGACATGCTAAGGAAAAAGGCAGAAGGAAAATGATTAGTAATGACATCATTCTAAGCAAAACAGGCATCGATTTAACCAAAGTAGAGCAAGGAAGCGAAGAATGGATGTCTATCAGGCTCGGTGTAGTAACTGCCTCTGAGGCATGGAAGGTTATCTCTAAGCCAAAGTCAGGGAAAAAATGGCCAGACACAAAGAAAACATATTTAAACACCCTTATTGGTGAAGTCTGTACAGGAGTTTACAAGGAAGTATCAGCAAGGACGCTGGAATGGGGTAAAAACTACGAATTAGAAGCAAGGATGACATTCGAGTTTTACACCGGATTAACGGCAAAGGAAGTGCCAATAATATTTAAAGATGAGCAACTACGGATGGCTTGCTCACCAGACGGCATTTGCAGTGATGGCTCTGGATTAGAGCTTAAATGCCCTAATAACACGGACGTATTTATAGACTTGGCATTGAATGGAATCGATGCAATGAAAAAGGAATATGTGGCTCAAGTTCAATATTCCATGTGGGTTACAGGTAAGGATATCTGGCACTTTGCAAATTTTGACCCACGCATGCCGGCAGGGAAAGAAATCGCATATTTCCCTGTTGAGCGTGACGAAAAAATGATGAAAGAATTCGACGAGTTAGTGCCTGAGTTCATCGAAGTAATGGATCAGGGGTTAAACAAGTTAGGCATTCAATTTGGCAGTCAATGGAGTGTATATGGCAAGTAAAGGCGTAAACAAAGTAATTCTCATCGGCCACTTGGGGCAGGATCCAGAAATCCGTTATATGCCATCAGGTGGCGCAGTCGCTAATCTCACACTAGCCACATCGGAATCGTGGCGTGATAAACAAACCGGTGAGATGAAAGAAAAAACCGAGTGGCATCGGGTATGCATCTTCGGCAAATTAGCAGAAATTGCAGGTGAATATCTGAGAAAAGGCTCACAGGTATACATAGAAGGTTCTCTGCAAACCAGAAAATGGACAGACCAAAGCGGGCAAGACAGATATACAACGGAAGTGGTAGTTAATGTCGGCGGTTCAATGCAAATGCTAGGTGGTAATCAGGCAGGAAGCCAGAAGCCACAGCAGAATCAAGGATGGGGTCAGCCACAGCAACCGCAACAACCTAAACAACAAACTCCACAATACCATGAGCCACCAATGGACTTTGATGACGATATTCCGTTCGCTCCTATCGGACTCCCCTACCCACGACACGCTATTTATGTGATTTAACCAAAGGATATAACCATGAACACACCTGAGAAATTGCAGGATTTTATTTATTATTTAACTAAAGACGCCGCCCGAAATTCATTTGAAGAATGGCGGGAAGATATTGGAATTAGTTATGAACAATATGCCGAAATAAAAGAATGGTTCAAGCAATTTGATATTAAGCCATACGTTTAATTATAGGGCTCAGTGCAAGGATGCAAACAGGAGATAGATGTCTCCAGCAACTAAACAAAAGAGGATTCAATAATGGCGAATACCGCTAGATTAAGACTGGGCTTCTCACCTTTAACTAAAAAAATAAGCTTAGCAAAAATGAAAGTCGTCGGCGATGGTCTCTTGGTCAGAGTTGGTAACGATGAAAGAGATGTGACAAATGAAGCCGCACAAATGGTCTGGCAATTAGTAATTGCTGAAGGCGGGGAAATAAATTGGCATAGAGAAGATGGAAAGATCATGAAGCTAAAGGCTGAACTGATTGATGACGACAACTCGCAGGGATGCAATGAAGAGGAATGAATATGAAATTAACAGGCAAGCAAATTAAAACACTGGATATTGTGAGAGATAAGTTTGGCGCTGGAATTGATGGTAGAACACTTAAGTCTTTTGAGAA